CCAAGTGTGCCGCATTGTGACAATGACGGCGCGATCCTTCTTATCCACACAGTAGGCACTCCACAGTTCCTCGACCGTTGTTCCCTTCGGGCGCGTCAGCTCGGCGTAGAGCGCTGGCGCAATGCGGTCAGCCTCGCTCGCGCTAGTGGTTCCAAGCGAGTAACGGTGCCGCTTTCCGTCGCGCCACCAGGTGAGGCAGAGCCGTCCGTTGAGCCGTCCGATGCGGTATTCCGGCATGCGATGAACTCCTCCACGGCGTCTGACGGTATGCGGAGCAGCTTGCCGCCAAGCCGGAAGGCGCGCAACTGGCCTGCCGCGACGAGGTTGCGGATGTGCCGCTCCGAGCACATCCACTCGCGCGCCAAAGCGGCTGGCGTGTAGACTGAGCGGCTCGGAGCGGCGGCCATTGTCAGTTACAGTAAGTCTGATTGCCGAGTTGCTGGCATGTGATGCGATTGCCCTGACTGTCGGAGCAGTAGGTAAATTGCCCGATCTGCTGACAGGAGACCCCGGCCCACGCATTGCTCGCCAACAGGCAGGCAATCGCTGCACTCAAAAACACTCTACGCATTTTCACTTTCCTTCTCTCTTTCACTTCGCCGCAATCTCAGTCGCTCCCGCTCTTGTTCGGGTCGACGTCTTGTTTAGAAAAGCGCTCCAACTGCTCCTTCAGCATCGTCACGACGTCGGCGCGGTTGGTGTTCGAGATGTAGTTGACGAGTCCCTCGCAGCCCTTGAGCGGGAACGCCAGCAACACGAAGCCGACCATCCGCTCGTCCTTCAGGCCGGGGTTGAAGAGAGTGTCGAGATCTGCCGCGAGATCGTTCATCAGCTCGCGGAACTTCGGATCGATTGGCGCATCGCCGAGGCGTTCCTCGTGGGTCGCACTGGGCATTTTTATGTCCTCCTCTCGAACCCTCGTCCCCGCAGCGGGCGGCGGCTCCGGCGCATCCGGGATCGGCATCCAGAATTTTGGCACACTTTCGGCGATGGCGCTGTCTTGCATCTCGCGCCACGCAAAGCGCCCAAACGGTCCTGCCGGAGCTGGGCTATCGACCCAGCGCACAACGGTCGGCTCACGCCCGTTCGCAAATTCGCAGAGCACCAGGATGCGCGTGCCGTCCTTCGGCGCTGTCGCGATGGGCCGCCACGGGCTCACCTCGGTCATGCGGCGGCTTCCTTTGGGTCATTGAACTGAACATGATGTTTTGCGCCCCAAGCCTCGATGAGGGCGAGCAGGTCGGAAAACTCTTCCTTCGAGAGATCGCTCGAACTGCGGCCGAGGTTGACGAAGCCATCGCCGTCCAGGTTCGGCACAATCCGCAATTCCTTCTTCAAGGCGTCCAAGAAGATTAGCTTATAGTCGGCGGCTGAGAGCTTCACGCCGTGCCACGGCACTTGCGCAGCGACTTCCGTCAGCATTGCCCAGAGACGATCGTTAGCGGGCAGGGACCGCTTGGTAGCCTTGAACTCCACCCGGGTGCCTGGCGGTGCCTTGGAGGCCCACCGCGCCACCTTCTCGCGATCGGCAGCGTTCCACAGCACGACAAGCGCGCGGCTCATTGCACTGCCTTCTGCAGCGTCTCCAGCTTCATTGCGCCGGCCTTGCGCACTGCGAGCTGCATCGGCCGAGGGAGAGCATCCAAATCGCGGCGGAAGGCGGGCGACTCCCGCCATACCAGCAGCTCGCTCTCGGTGCCCGTCTGCTGGATGTGCTCGATCATCTGATCACGCAGCAGGGCGCGGTCGGCGTTATCCAATTCATCTGGTTCTTCGAGGCTGTCCTGCAGCGTCTGCTTCAGGTCCGCGCCTGAGAACTCGGCGAGGCGCTTCTCAAACGTCTCCTCGGCAACGTCGCGCCAATCGGCGTTCCAAGCGTGATATTGCTGCGCCTGGTATTCAGTGCGGAGGCGCTCGACCTCCCGCGCGCTTTGGCAGTCCGCGAGCGCTGCCTTGAACTTTTCCCAATCCCCATCCCGCTTGGCGGCGGCGGAGGACTTGCGCGCCGGTAGGGCGGGCAGAGACTTCGCGCCATTACGAGCGCCTTCTTGGGCAGCGTTGCCGTCCTCGTCCTCTTCGGCGGCGATGCCAGTTATCGCTGCCCATGAGTAGCGGCGCGCATACGTGATCGCTGATCCCATCTCATGCGGCTTGCTGGAGTTCGGGAGCGGATAGACGCTCTCGATCCATTGGCCGCTCGAATGCGCGAGACGAGTAGCCAGCACCATGCCGTCGCCATTGAGCTTCGTCACCTGATGGATCGAAAGTCCGTATTTGGCGAGGTGCGGGACAGTGGCGTCACGGATGCTCGCGAGTGTCGCGTATTTGCTCTTGAAATGAGGGTTGGTGGCATCAAACGGAGCGTTGGACATTTCGCCCTGCGCCTTGGCAAGCGCCGCCATCAACTCGTTGACCGGCTCGCGTCCCAGTGTCTCACTCATGGCTGCCTCTTCTGCATGGCTTCCAGAGCCTTCCTGTGGGTGCCGCGCGCCTCATCGAGGGCGCTTGTGGCGATGCTTTCCAACTGCAGCATGAGAACTGCGAGGTAGTGGCTGTCCGGAGCGCCGTCGCCGTAGTCGCCGGCGATTTCTGCGATCTTCGTCAGCGCCTCGTCCAGGTCGGCGATGACGCTCTCCTGCCGGGCGACTTCCGTATGCAGTCGCTCGACCTCGGCGTCTGCCTCCATCTGCTTTTCCTCTTCCGGGCTCATGTAGTAGGGGTCGTCGTCGTCGCGGGTGCGAAGGTAGCTCATTGTCTGTTGGTTCACTCTGTTGATGGCTGCTGCGCCTTCGCGCAGTTCAGCGCGGGCGGCGCGGTGAAGGGCGAGCACTTCGTCGCGGGTGCTCATGGCTCTCTCTTCATGGGCCGCATGCAGGCTTCGTACATCCAGCCACCGGCAGAGGGGCGGGCGGACCATTCGTGAGCAGGCTTCGGTGTCGGATGCCAAGCGATGTCGTAACCAGGCTTTCCCCGGTAGGGCTGGAGGCGCATTACGCACGCTTCCCGCCATGTGCCGTTGTCGGTGCGGCATTCGATGATGTCGCCGACGCTGTAAGCGAATGAGATATCGCTCATCATTGGCTCACCAGTGCCGCGATGTCCGGCGCGAGGCCGTAGAGGAGGAGGGCGACCGCGGCGTTGAAAGCCGCGAGCGCGAGGAGCGACAGGATGTCGTCGATGAGGGGATTCATGGTGCGCACTCCGGATAGAGCGGCTTGAGGCGATAGGAGATGCAGGGCGACTTGACGCCCTTCGACCATCCCTTGCGGATAGTGTTCATGTCGGCCTCGCGCAGGCGTTTGACGGTGGCGGCGGAGCCATGCTTGCGCTGATAAGAGAGCGCCCAGCCTGCAGACCAATCGAAGGCGCAGGTGCGGAGGGCGTGCCGTACATCGGGATGACAAAGCTCAAAAGCTTCCGCATCGGTAATGCGGCCTTGAAAGCTCGAACCGGAATGAGCGTTCCCGCGCGGCATCACCAGTCCCGGCGTTCGATATCGAAAAGCCAATCGATGGCTTTGTCGTCGCTCTCAAATCCGTCATTGAAATACCCGCCGGGGCCGTGGATCTCGTAATCGCCAATGAACGCGCCGGACGTGGACCGCACCACGGAGTAGACGCTGCCGGAGGCGAAGCGGACGCGGTGGCAGTAATTGACGGGCCAGCCGATCCACACTTCCTCGACGGTGGGCTCCGGCGGCAGCTCGTCCTCGTCCTCCGGCTCCGGGCCGAGGAACTCATCGGCCGGGTTGGTTGCCCGGTAGCTATCGTTCGTTCTGTGCAGCACGGCTCGCTCCATCGCGTATTTGATGGAGGACACGTTATCCTCCATAGAGGACATCTGTCAAGCGGTGTAAGCGAAAAAAGATAGCATATGAAAACGGAACGGGAACCCTTGTTTCAGGGTTCGGACTGTGTTTTCTTTGAAGTCTGGGGAGAGAGAAGTTGGTCAAACTTCCACGCACGAACGCCATAGCAGCGTTCACGCGAGATGCGGCTGCACTGAAAGCCGCGACCGCTGGGCTATCCGCTACTCAGGAAGACGATCTGCTGGCCGAGGGCCTGGCTCGCTTCAGCCCTTATCGCGTGCGAGGGATCGCGCAATCTCTAGAAGAAGCTGCTGCTGTACGTCAGGCAGATCAGACATCAGCAGGAGCAGGGCTTCGTGCGTCGGGGACATCTCGATCCCGAGAATAATGTAAGTCACGCTGACGCCGATCTCGGAGCAGATTCTCACCAGCCTGGGGAGCGTCGGCTCCTTATCCTCTTTCAGAATGCCGTGAAGGTAGGACGCGCTGCAGCCGGCGGTCAGAGATATGGCGCGCATGCTTTTGCCGCTTTTATCCACGGCCTCCTGCAGCCGCTTACGCCACTCTTCCTCTGACATGGCAGGCGCTTAGCACCCTTTCGCCAAAAATGTCTCGGCCACGATAGCTTACACTTGACGTGTCCTCAAGCGCGTAGATAGTGTATGCTATGGAAGACGCCCTGCTTCGCGAGATCCGCACATTCCTGGCCGAAAGCCGCATGTCGCCAACCTATTTCGGCAAGGCGGCGGTCGGGAATTCCGAAATGGTCGGCCGGCTTGAGGCGGGCAATACGGTCACGCTGCGCACGGCCGAGAAGGCGCGGAAGTTCATAGCCTCGCGGCGCGCACTCCGCCGATCGTTTCGGCGCAGCATGGCGGAGGGAGCGGCCGAGTGACCGCCACCATCCACCCCTTCCGTAAAAGCCTGGGTCGCGGTCCTCGCTCCTGGGCTTCAGGCCGGGTGGAGTGCGAGCTTCACCCGGCCGCTCTCCAGCAGCAGGAGGAGACGCTCCATCAGGCACATTGGAACATCGCCGAGGCGTGGCGCCTGAAGGCGGAGAGCGAGGCGGTGCGGCGCCGCTACGAGGCGCGGCAGGCGCGGATCGAGGATCTCATGCGGCGCTATGACGTGGAGCGGGCATGAGCAAGTCCATCAAGGAGCAACTGGTGGAACTGGCGGCAAGACGCGGCTGCCACGATCCGCTGAACATCAACGCATGGCTGGCCGCCGAGAACGACAGGGTGGAAGTCACGCCAGGGCGGCGCGTGAAGATCCCTTACCGGCGTGCCGATGGCGGGCCGCGCCTGCCGGCGCAGGACGAAAACACGCGCGCCAGGAAGCCCGGATGAGTGAAGCCCTCATCGACCGCATCGCCAACGCCCTGCAGGCGCACCGCGACACGATCCTGTCGCTGCAGGAATTGGCCAGCGAGCTGCAGGACTTCACGTCGCGTGCGCGTGAGCTGGCGGACCGGCTAGAAGCAGCTCCAGCGGTGCGCGCCACCCTCGTCCAAGCGCAGTCCTATGAGGCGCCGATGGATGTGACCCGCATGCCGGCAATCCTGCATGGCGGGCCAGTGAGGGGAGAGCGGTGAAGTGGGAAACTGCCGCATTCACGACTGGACGGACGCGCGGATTGCGCTGCTCACAGAGCTGTGGCTCGGCGGCGTGACGGGCGGCGAGATCGGCCGCCAGATGGGTGTCTCGCGTAGTGCCTGCATGGGCAAGCTTCGCAGGCTCGGCCTGCTGCGCCAGGACCGGCCGCGGATGCCGATTGTGCGGCGGGTTGCTCGAAACCTGCTCAAAACCACTGAGCAGGTGAGCAAGCGCCCGAACAAGCAGCCACTGCCGCCGCCGGAGCCATACCAGGCTCCCCCTCCTCCGCCCGTGCCGCCGATCGGCAGCTTCGACTTGCTGGAGCTGCGACATGGGCACTGCCGCTGGCCTGAGGGGCATCGGGCTCCCTACCGCTTCTGTGGTGCGCCCCAGGCGTCGCAGTCGAGCTACTGCTCCGAGCATGCGCGGCTCTCTCTGTCGCACGGCAGCCAGCGCGACTTCGACCGCCAGGCCGAGCAGGCGCTAGCGGGCAAGCTCTTCACCAGCCGCGCAGGCATTGAGCAATGACCATGCGCCTCGTCCCCTACGCCGGAACGGAGCGGCCTCGCCCTCGCCCACTGCGCGAGAAGGACCGCCGCGCGGCATTGCTGGCGAAGATCATGGTGCGCCAGCGGCAGGGCCGGCTGCTCTCCGAGATAGGCGTGGAGTTCGGCTCGCACATCATGGTGCGGTCGGTGGTGCTGGTGTGGCTGTTCGAGGCGGCGGCATGAGCGGGCGCGTCGAGCAGATCGGCGACTGTATGCTGGTGCTCGGCGACTGCCGGGAGGTGCTCCCGACGCTTGGGCGCGTCGATGCTGTGGTGAGTGATCCGCCGTATGGAATCCAGTTTCGGTATGGCGGAGAATACCGAGACTTAAGAGGGTCTGCATACGTTAATATGCTGGCAGCATTGAAGCCCTTTCCCCGTTGCTTATTGCAGTATCCAGAAGAAACGATGGAATATTTCGTCCCGCTGTTCGGGGCTCCAAATGAATGCTTCATTTGGGTTTACAATTCGAATATCGCGAGACAGGCGAGAATATTCTCGTTTTGGGGGCTTGATGTAGACTTGTCTCGCGTTCGAGTGCCAGCCAAAAATCCTACAGATCCAAGAGTGAGTTCTTTAGTCACTTCCTACGACTGGACTGCAGATTTTCAGCAAGTCAAGAACGTCTCCCGAGAAAAGACGAAACATCCTTGCCAGGTTCCTTCAGGACTAATGGAGCGTATCGTCACGTTTATTCGCAGCGATACCGTCATCGACCCCTTCATGGGCAGCGGCACGACCGGCGTCGCGTGCGTCAAGCTAGGCCGCAAATTCATCGGCATCGAGATTGAGCCGAAGTACTTCGACATCGCCTGCCGTCGCATCGAAGCCGCCTACGCGCAGCCGGACCTGTTCATTGAGCCTGCCCCGAAGGAAGTGCAGCCGTCGCTCTTCGAGGCGGCGGCATGAAGCGCCCTCGCGACTTATTCGGCCATGTGATCAAAGGCCCGCGCGAGGACGCCATACAGGAGGCGATCGTCCAGCTCCTGCGCCTCGCCGCCGACCGGCGCACGATCTATCTCGCGATCCCGAACGGTATTCCCGCCTCGCCCAGGATAGGCGCGCGCTTCGTCAAGCACGGGCTGTTGGCGGGGGCACCGGATCTGCTCATCATCACGCCGGACGGACGGACGAACTTCCTTGAGGTGAAGGCGCCGGACGGCAGACAGTCAGAGGCGCAGAAGGCCTTCCAGGCGCGCTGCGCTGTGGTGCGGTTGAACTATTCGGTCGTGCGCTCGCTCGGCGAGGCAGAGGTAGTGCTCACCAAGTGGGGAGCACTACGGACGCGCGAGCGTGACGTGAGTGTAGCGGCGTAGCGTTAAAGCGTCTCAGGCCGGAGGGCTCCTTCCTCCGGCCTGACGATTATTGAAGCCTGTAACCCTTACAGAAGGCCTCAATGCTTGTGACAAAAGCAGTTTTACAGCGCTTGTCAATAATCATTGGCGTTCTATTGCGTAATACTACGCAGGGATGTGCGGCATAATGAGCGTCGCCGCCAATGATCCGATTGCGCCGCCTGAGTGTCCGCATGCGGAATTGCAGTCGGTAAAATACATAACCGCAAACGGACTCTGGCAGCATCGCCGCCAGTGTATCGAGTGCGGCAAATTCCTCGCCGGCTCGCTACCGCACAATCGCCTGCCGGCCGACGCCCCGGTAATCACCGCCGCCGAATACCAGAAGCGCCAGGACAGCGAATGGGAGCGGGAGGCGGCGCGCGTCGAGAGCCTGCGCAAATCCAAGCGGCAGGAATGGCTGCGCGAGCACGACCTCTACCTTCAGACTCCGCAATGGCGCCTAAAGCGCAAGGCGGTGTTGGACCGCTGCCACTATGTCTGTGAAGGCTGCGGCCTGCAGAGCGCCGTGCAGGTGCATCATCTGACCTATACGCACTGGAAAAACGAATTTCTGTTTCAATTGGTCGGGCTCTGCGCCGGATGCCATGAGCGATTACATGAGGGGAGCTAGATGCAACAGCTCCCGGACTTTTCATCCTATTGCGAGAGGCTTTGCCGGCACTATTGGGGCGATCCGACGCGCGAAACCAAAGCGCAATTGCGCTGGCTGGAACGCGACAACGATTATGGCGGCAAGTCCTACGATCGCGGCAAGCGGGTCTGGTATGACCGCGGCCTGGCGCGCGGCGGCTCCACGATCGAACTGATCCAAGAGCAGCAGGGGATCGAGGACTTCATTGACGCCTGGCGCTGGGGCCATGCCAACGGCTTCATCGAGCAGCCGCCTGCCGATATTCCAGCCGGAATAGCTGCGACATATGACTATGTCGACGAGACGGGAGCGCTGCTGTTCCAGACGGTGCGGCTCCAGCCAAAGGCATTCCGGCAACGCCGGCCACTGAATGGCGGGGGGTGGGAATGGCGCACCAAGGGCGTGCGTCAGATACCCTATCGCCTGCCCGGACTGCTCAAGGCAATGGAAGCCGGGCGCGTGGTCTTTATTGTCGAGGGGGAGAAGGACGCCGACACTCTCGCCCGCCACGATATTGCCGGGACGACGAATGCCATGGGGGCCGGCAAGTGGCGCGATGCGCTGGCCGAGTTCTTCCAGGGCGCCTTGGCGGTCATCATCCAGGACAACGATTTGCCGGGGCGCGAGCACGCGCTTTCGGTATATCGCTCGCTGGAGGGCGTGGCCGAGCGCGTGCGCATCCTCGACCTCACCAGCATCTGGCCGGAATGCCCCGACAAGGGCGACGTTTCCGATTGGTTGGAACGCGGCGGAACGGCGGAACGGTTGCTCGTCACGGCCGATCAATTGCTACGCGATGAGCCGAAAATCCACTACGGCAATGGTGCCGCAAAAGAAGCGCCGGGAAGCCGGCTCCCGGCGATCCTGTCAACCGTCGAGTTCCTGGCCAGCTTCCAGGCCCCAGATCCGCTCGTCGAGGGGCTCATCCAGCGGCGTTTCTTCTATTCGATGACTGGCGCTACAGGATCAGGCAAGACCGGGGTATCCCTGCTTCTGGCCGGCTGCTGCGCTGTTGCACAACCCTTCGCTGGCCAGCATGTCAGCGGCGGCCGGGTGCTGTATCTCGCCGGAGAAAACCCGACCGACGTGCAAATGCGATGGGATGCCATGCTGCCGGAGTTTGGCCGCGGCACAGACATCAACGTTTTCTTCATGCCCGGCATATTCGACATCAGCGGGCTGGAAACGCGCATCGCAGCCGAGGTCGAAAAGCTCGGCGGCGTGGCACTGGTCATTATCGACACCGCCGCGGCGTATTTCCTCGGCGATGAGGAGAACAGCAATTCCCAGCTCGGCGCCTATGCGCGACGCCTGCGCCGGCTCACCAACCTTCCGGGCGGACCATGCATCATCGCCAACTGCCATCCGGTGAAGAACGCTGCAAGCGATAACCTGATACCGCGCGGCGGCGGAGCCTTCATTGCCGAGGTTGATGGCAACCTGACGCTAGCGCGCGACGACCAGAGCCTCGCATTGCACTGGCAAGGCAAATTCCGCGGCTCGGACTTCGATCAAGTCGCCTTCGAGCTCGTTTCGTCCGACTGCTCGACGCTGCGGGACAGCGGCGGTCGGGTGCTGAAGACGGTGATCGTCCGTTCCATGTCGGCGGCGCAGGAAACGCAGCGGGAGCGAAACGCCCGTTCTACCGAGGACGCGCTGCTGCTGGAAATGCGCGACAACTCGAATGCGTCGATTGAGGGGCTGCGCGTCGGACTGCGCTGGCCGAGCAAGCAGTCGGTGCATCGGGTGATGATGCGTCTAAAGCAGGAGCGCTTTGTGCAGAAATCCCGTGGCCGATGGGAGCTTACCGAGGCTGGTCGCAAGGAGGCCAAAAATGCTTCTACGCCGGCTTAGCAATCGTTCCGAATTGGCAAAAAACAATGTGGAACGGCAAATCCAAACGTTCCGGATTATCGTTCCGCGGAACGAAATGGCGGAACGACAGTACAAAAATCGCTCTACTCTCCTAGAGAACGGCGGCGTTCCAGCGGAACGGCCTCGCCCCAAAGCGCAGTCCCCGGACGGAGCGTTTTGGGGGTGCGTTTTGGCCGGAACGTTTCTTCCTCTTACTAGGGGGGTAGTAGGGGGGCCGGCCCCGGCCGATACCTCGGTATAGTTTGCCATCCGCGCGAACCGGCTTAGTGGGGCGTGGGGGCAGAATGGGAGTTTGCATGGCGCGGGCAGGGCGCAAGCGCAAGGATGTTCCACGGCGCAAGGACGGCGGGCGCGTGGACTGGCGGCAGCTCGCCGAAGACCCGAGCCTGCTCACCAAGTGGACGAGGGCGCGCGACAACATCCTCGGCTATGGCGGCGATCCCTACCTCGCCAGCCAGGCCGGCAAGCTGTTTGTGTTCCGAAAGCTGAGTGTGCTTGAGATCGAGGCTGCCAAGCGCTGGAGCGTTTTGCTCGCCGAATATGATCGCCTGATCCTAGGAATGGCCCGCACAGCCCCTAGCGTGACGCTGGAGCGCGTTTCGAGGGGTGGGGGGCATGCCGACAGCCCGGAAGAGATAAAACGCTTCCTTGGTCGCTTCCAGGCCGCGCAAACAGCTATCTCAATGGCTGGGACGCCAGCGCTCAATGCGCTCAATAGGCTGTGTCATGACGAGGCGTCGTCCAGCGTCCTGCCGGAGGCACGCAAGGCTCTCGCACAACTGGTGGTTCATTTCCGGCTTGACGCGGCGTGAATTCCGTGGCGAAATAGAGCCTCACACCTCGCCGCCCATCAATTGGGCCGCGGGGTTTTTTGTTGCCCGGTGCATGCTCCTCCCTGGCACCGGGAATGTTCGGGGGCCTCGCCAAGACCCAGCCCAAAACCCCGTGGTGGGGCCTCCGGGCGTTCTGGAATAGCGATTGCTGACGCAGGAAGGCACCGCCAGCGCGTCTTTCGGCGCTGGAGGCTTCATGGTAGCGGGCAAGAGCCCAAACGCAAAATGGAACGGTTTTACTAGGACTCGGTGACTTCCGCGTCCGGCACGGTCTTCTGCGAGCCGTCGGGAAGCTGGATCACTGACTTCGGCTTGGCGGCATCGAAGCCCTGGTCGCCCTGCTTGGCTGGGCGCACAACGGTAACCTGCTTGCCTTGATAGACGGGCATGGGGGATCTCCTCCCGCCGGGATGGCGGGAGTCAGCTAAACGCGCACGGGTGGCGTTGTGTTGCCCATTCTCTCCGGTAAGGAGGCAATCACATGAACACAGGTGGCCTTCTCGGCCTCTTGATTTTCATCATCATCGTCGTGGCAATCGCGGCCCTCGTCCTCTGGGTGGTGCAGTATTTCCTCCCCGAAGTCTATCCGCCCGCTAGAATCGTCGTCGGTGTCGTCGCCCTCGTCGCTATCCTCATCCGCGTCGCAGCATTCTTCGGCGTCGCTGTCGCTGCAATGCCCAGCGTATCAATGGTTTAGGGTGTTTTAACAATGACATTCCAACCCGGTAATCAATTGGCGAAAGCCAATGGCGTTCTGAAAAAGCCGCGCATCGTCACGCAAAGGCTTATCGCTGAACTCAATGCGACAGACGAAACCAACATCCCAAAACTCCATCGCCTCGCAAACGCTTTGCTCGACAAGGCGCTTGAAGGTGATGTGGCAGCCATCAAGGAAGTTATGGATCGCGTCGAGGGCAAAGTCCCGCAGCCCATGAGCGGCGATCCAGACAATCCCCTCGTCATCCAGCACGTCACCAGAACCATCGTCCACGCAGATCCAAACCAGCGCAGCAACCCTATCGCCATAGTCGATGCTGGCAATTCCAGAGCCGCTTGACGGCAACCTCGACATCAAGACGGCGCCCGTCTTCGAGCCGCTCCTCGAGCCAGCCCGATACAAAGGCGCCTACGGAGGCCGCGGCTCTGGCAAGTCACACTTCTTCGCGGAGGCCCTCGTCGAGGAGTGCATCGTCCACCCAGGCACCGCAGTCGTCTGCATCCGCGAGGTGCAGCGTACTCTCACGCAATCCGCCAAGCGCCTTATCGAGCAGAAGATCGCGCAGCTCGGCGTCGGCCCGCTGTTTCGCATCCTCGACGACCGCATAGAGGCGCCGGGCAAAGGGCTGATCATCTTTCAGGGCATGCAGGATCACACGGCGGAGTCCATCAAGAGCCTGGAAGGCTTCCGTATCGCCTGGATAGAGGAGGCACAGACGCTCTCGCATCGCTCCCTCGCGCTGCTTCGTCCGACAATTCGTGCCGAGAACTCCGAAATATGGGCATCCTGGAACCCGCGCCGCAAGTCAGACGCAATCGACGAGTTCCTGCGCCAGCAGAAGCCGCCCGGCGCAGTCGTCGTCGAGGCGAATTGGCGGGACAACCCCTGGTTCCCCGAAGTTTTGGTCTCAGAGCGTGAAATTGACCAAGAACGCTATCCAGAGCGGTATGATCACATCTGGGAAGGTGGCTATGCGAAGGCGTTCGAGGGCGCTTATTTCGCGGCCGGCCTCAACGAGGCCAAGGCGCAGGGACGAATTGGGCGAGTGTCCGCTGACCCGCTACTACCGCTCAGAGCCTTTTTTGACCTGGGAGGCTCAGGGGCTTCCGCCGATGCCATGGCGATCTGGATTGTTCAGTGGGTCGGACAGGAAATCCGCGTCCTCGACTACATCGAGGGCATGGGCCAGGTGCTCGCCTACTACGTCGACGAGCTGCGCCAGCGCAAATACGACAAGGCCATCTGCTACCTCCCGCACGACGGCGTGAACGCTAACGCCATCACCGGCAAGCGGTATGAAGACCATCTGCGGGAGGCAGGCTTCTCCGTCGAACCGCCAGTGAAAAACCAGGGCAGGGGCGCCGCCATGATGCGAGTGGAAGCGGTGCGGCGGCTATTCCCGCGCATGTGGTTCAACGAGGCGACGACAGAGGCGGGAAGGGACGCCCTGGGCTATTACCACGAGCGCAGGGACGACGATCGGCAGTTGGGCCTCGGGCCGGAGCATGATTGGAGCAGTCATGCCGCGGACGCATTCGGCTTGATGGCTATCTGCTACGAGGAGCCGTCTCGGTCGGCGGGCTTCGGACGCAAGTTGGTGTATCAGAGGCTTGGCATCGTCTGATCCCATATGCGCGCGCCTGCTGATACCTACGTGAAAGTGCTAAAGGCTGCGCGTGTGCCCGCGCGGTGTAGGAACTGGTTTATAAGTATTATAACTAACTGCGCGCGCGAGACCCTATTGAGACGGCATGTTCTCGATCAGGGCCTGCAGGTCGGGAGGGAGTTGATCCCTGCGCCTGCCAAATCCCTGCTGGCGTTCCCATGCATGCCTCGGAGCATGCCGGCGCTTGCTGGGGATGCCGAAGTGAAAGAGGACAACGCGCACAGTCGTGCCGGAAATACCAAAATGCTTGGCGACATCCTTAACCGTCATGTCGGTGGTCAGAAACAGGCGGCAGAGTGCGATATTGCGCTCTCGCCAAGCAGCCTCTGCTTTGGCCGATGTGATCCAGTCGCTCACGGGGGCCATTATGCCACGAAGACGCCGGGGCGCTAGCCGCTGCGTCTGCCAGCGCATGAGCCGCACCTGGCCGGCGCGCTGGGGGCTATGGCGGCGGGTGTCCTGGTAGAGTTCACGGCCCTCCCGGCCGCGCAAAACCGGGCCGAATGCACCCAGCCTGAGCGCACTCCGACACGGTCGGCCGGGAGGGCCACCAGCACAAGGAACCAAACAATGTCTGATCCGAAGGAAGACGAATACACCGAGCCGGGCGAGAGCAAGGCCGGCCGTGGCGGGATTGTATCTCCCGGCGGCACGCAGCCAAAGCCCTCGGAAGACCCGCGCAAGGATAGCGGGCTGCACGACGAGCCTCCTGCACCCAACCAAGACCTGCCGAAAGAGTAGCGCGTGGCCAAGCTGTCCGTCTCCGAGGTGCAGGCCATCCTCAAGGGCGAGAAGAGCGACGCGCTTAGCGCAGCCGAGAGCAGCAAGCTCTCCGAGGAGCGGGCGCGGGCGCTCGACTACTACCAGGGCGACATGGCACGCGACATGCCCGCTCCTGCCGATCGCTCCAAGGCCGTCTCGTCCGACGTGGCGGATGCCGTCGAGGGCCTGATGCCGTCGATGATGGAGGTGCTGCACGGCGGCGACGACGTGGTGGAGTTCGTCCCGACAGGTGCGGAGGACGAAGAGGCGGCGCAGCAGGAAACCGACTACGTCAATTATGTATTCACGCAGAAAAACAATGGGTTTCTTATCGACTATACCTTTGTGAAGGATGCGCTGCTGTCGAAGGTCGCGATCGTGAAAGTATATTGGGAAGACAAGGAAGAGAGCATTGAGGAGAGCTTCTGGGGCCTGCCGGAGGCGGCCTACGGAATGCTGAAGCAGGCAAAGGACATCGACATCATCGAGCACACTGAGCGGCAGGGCATTCCCGGCCAGCAGCCGCGTGACGAGCAGCAGGCCGCTTACTGATGGGCAAGCGCAAGGGCGATCTTCCGCCATCTAGAGAGAGGCGTAAAGACAGGATACGTCGGCTGAATAAAGCGACGCTGATTGAGATGGTATTTGCCGAGGAGAAGAGGACCCACTTTTGGTTTGAGGAGAATAAGCACCACAAGGATGCGCTGAAGCAGATGAAGCGTGAACTGGACCGCGCAAAGCACGACCTGCATGTGCATGGCGTGAATGGCGACTACCTCGGCATGTCGGTGCGTCTGGAGGTCGCCCAAGCTGAACTGCGCGGTGCCAAGGCAGACCTGAAGATCCTTGAGGAGGCACTCGCCGACAAGCAGGCCGGCAATCCCAATTGGGAGAACGTGGCCGTGATGAAGATGCGCAAGGCGCGCTACTGATGGCCCTGCCTCCCTATCCCATGCAGCCTCCCGGGCCTCCCGGCGCAACCCCCGGGCTTGACCCGCGGGCCATGCCTATGGGGCCTCCTGGCGGCATGGGACCGCCACCGCCGGGAGGCCCGCCAGGGCCACCAGGGATGCCGCCAGGCGGGCCGATGCGTCCTCCCGGCCCTCCGCCGCCTCCTGGCGCTCCACCGCCTCCAGCGGGCATGCAGGGGCCTCCTGGCCCACCTCCAATGCCTCCACCTCCTCCGCCCATGCCGGAGACGGTGCATGACGTGAAGATCAGCCGCATCCGCAAATACGGCTGCGCCAGGGTCGAGAACGTGCCGCCGGAGGAGTTTGGCGTCTCGCGGCGGCAACGCTCCGTCATGCTGCGCGACTGCGACTACTGCTACCACGAAGTCAGGAAGACGGAGGCCGAGCTTATCGCTGCCGGCTACGACAAGGAGCAGGTCAAGGCGCTGCCCGACTATGCCGGCGATGGCACGACGGAGGAGATCGCCCGCGACACGGTGGACGACAATGCATTGTCGGGGTCCGAGGGGCTGAACAAGGCCAACCGGCAGATCCGCGTCACCGAGCACTACGTGATGATGGACTATGAGGGCGACGGCAAGCCGCGCCGCTATCGGGTGACGACGGCTGGCAGCGGTAGCGAGATCCTGAAGCGCAAGGGCCGCCCGGAGATCGTGCCGGACATGGTGCGCTTTGCCGCCATGACGCCGTTCATCAATCCGCACCGCTTCTATGGCACGTCCATTGCCGACCTCGTCATGGACATTCAGAGGATTAAGACTGCGTTACTCCGGCAATTGCTCGACAACGTCTATTTTTCCAACAACCAGCGCTTGGAAGTCGCTGAGGATGGGGCGACAAAGGACACGATCGACGACGTGCTGTCGAATAGGGTCGGCGGCATCATCCGCACCCGTCGCATCGGCTCGGTCGCACCTGTCCCGAACCAGCCGATCGGAAGCTTCGGGTTTCCCATGCTGGAATACATGGACACGCTGCGGGAGTGGCGCACGGGTGTGACGCGGCAGGGCCAGGGCCTCGACCCGAACGCCTTGCAGAACATCGGCGAGCGGGCCGTGCTCGACGCGCAGAACGCCGCCCGCGCCAAGATGAAGCTCATCGCTCGCATCTTCGCCGAGACGGGCATTCGGGAGATGTTCTGGCTGCTGCACGCGACGATCCGCCAGAACGCCAGTGAGGCCGAGACAGTGAAGCTGCGCGGCCAGTGGGTGAAGGTAGACGCGCAGGAATGGCGCGAGCGCAACGATCTCACCATCAACGTCGGGCTTGGCTCCGGCGACAAGAGCCAGGAAATCATGGTGCTGCGCGAGATCATGCAGATCCAGGGCAACGCCATGACGAGCCCGAAGATGACCGGGCTCGCTGGGCCGCAGCAGGTTTACAACACGGTCAAGCAACTCACGCGCAAGGCGGGGCTGAACTCACCTGATCCCTACTTCACCGATCCGAGCAAGACGCCTCCGCAGCCTCCCGAGCCTTCTCCCGAGGAGAAGAAGGGCATGGCGGAGATGCAGTTGAAGCAGGCTGACATGCAGATGCGTCAGCAGGGCGCTATGGCCGACGCTCAGATGCGCCAACAGCAGGCGCAGCAGGACATGGCCATGCAGCAGGCCAAGGCGCAGCAGGATGCCGCGCTGCAGCGTGAGAAGTTCATGCTCGACGCGCAGCTTCAGCGTGAGCAGATGCAGGCCGACGCGGAATTGAAGCGGGCGCAGATTGATGCCGAATTGATGCTGAAGCGGGAGACGCTCGCGGCGGAACTGGCATTGAAGCGCGAACTTGCGATGGCTGGGCTGCAGCTCAAAGCCTCAATGCCGCCTCCGGGCTCGAATGGCGGCGGGACGAGCGGCGTGCACATAGGCGGCGAGCCAGGGTAGGGGTGACAAAAGCTGTCATGGCAGACGATGAATTTGCCCTGCGCCGCGACATGGCGACGGCTGCACAGGTGCAGGCGGCGCTCGATGGGCCGATTGCTGCTGCGTTCGACGCCCTGAAGGCGGCCTATCACGAGGCGTGGGAGATGTCGGGCCCGCGTGACGACGAGGGCCGGAAGAACCTTCACATAGCGGTGACGATCGTCGGGAAAGTGCGATCGCACCTTGAGGCAATTGTCGCCAATGGGCGACTGGCGGAGCGGCAGATCGCCGAGATCACGGCCCGCCGAAGCGCTTCGGAATAGTCTGAAATCTCGCCCTGGGCGCAACTGGGCGTAACTGGGCGTAACTAGGAAATCCCTTCATGTCTGAGCCAACCCAACCCGACGCGGGAGCGCCGGCACCCGAGCCTATTGCGCCCGTTCCCGAGCCTTCTACTCCTCCTCCATCTCCGCCGCCCTCCGACGCGCCAATTACCGCGCGCGAGGCCGCGGATCTCATTTCCGGTAAGACGGACAAACCTTCGGCACCAGATGGTGCTGACGCCGCCCCCGAAAGGCCCAGCGGCGAGACTGACGGTAGCGACGACCCTTCTCAGAAGCCCATCGACGCCCCGAGGTCATGGACGAAAGCCGACAAGGAAGCTTTTGCGAGCCTCCCCCGAGACACCCAGGAACGCATCCTGGCGCTCGACAGGACACGCGAGCTGGAATTGCGGCGCGGCCAGAACGAAGCCGCCGAGCAGCGAAAGGCCGCCGAGGCCTTGGCGCAGCAGGCGGAGCAGGCACAAGCGCAAGCACGATGGCAATACGAGCAGTCGCTGCCGCAGCAGGCGCTGTTGCTGGATGCCGAGTATCGAAAAGAGTTCGGAACGCCCTCCTGGGACGATCTGCAGGACTGGCAACGTAACGATCCGCTTCGATACCAGGCATGGGACTTGGCCTACAAGCGGCTGACGCATGCGTCAGCCGAACTGCAGGCGCAACAGGCCCAGCAAGCCCAGCAGCAGCAACTGCAGCATCAGCAGTTCATGCAGAACGCGGAGGCGTGGAGGGCTGAGGAGGCGCAGAAGTTCGCCGACAAGGCTCCGGAGTGGAAAGATCCAAAAGCCTATCCCGGCTTGGTCGCAGGGATGATGGATTATCTGGGAGAGGTTGGGTTCGAGCAGGACTTTCTGCAACGGGCCGCAACCGAGTTCCTGCCAATCCAGATCCACGACCACCGCTTCCAGATGCTCGCATGGGATGGCTACCAGTATCGACAGGCCCTTAAGGCCACCAAGTCACCGTCACGCGCACCTGTTCCACCTGTCCAGCGTCCGGGCAGCGCTCCCGCCAAGGGAGAGGCTCAAGAGGCTCGGTTCAAAGACCTCAACCGCCAATTGGACCGCACTGGCAGTCTCAAGGATGCCGCAAGGCTTATTGCGGCAATGAACGGCAGTCGGTCCCCGTAAAGGACGGACAATGACAGTTCCAACAGATGTCTTTGCTACCTATCAGTCGATCGGTAACAGAGAAGACCTCAGTGACACCATTTATCGTATCAGCCCTACGGAAACTCCCTTCCTCAGTGGTGTAGAGAAAGTAAAAGCCAAGGCAGTGAACCACGAGTAAACTTGATCTGCTCGTGTAAAACCGGGTGAATTGTCTGGGAAGCCCTTAGAGCCATCGACACTACAGCGTAGCTGGCAACGGCAAGCGCGAATGTTCGAAAAGTCAATGGATTGGGTAATCAGCAGCCAAGCGCCGCATGTAAGCCGGAGACGGCCTAGGGGCGGTGACGGTTCAACGACTAGCTCCCGCGCGAAAGCAGTAATGGAGCCGCGAGTGCCCGGCCTTATGTCCAGCTATCCAGAACTTTCTGATGTTTTCTACGGAGGAACCAACCGGCTTCGGTGTAGAGCCACCGGAGAACGTCTCGATCACGCCAGGAACCGATCAGCCTGCCGTGGCCAGAAGTAAACTTGGAATGAGCCAGCGCTTGGCCTGTGTGGCGTAAGACCGCCTTGCATATGCCATCGAGTACGTCTGCTGTTCCTGTAAATGCAAACTGGCGCGGCCCGATCCATCCGTCACCATCAAGCAGCCCCCTGAGAAAATGTCGTTCTACATCGGCAGGGATTAGGGGATAGGTGAGGGTCTTGGATTTGCCCGGCACGATGCCTAGCGAAGCCAAGTCACCAATCAGCTTTCGGCTGCAAAAGGTGATGACGCGCTGGGGTTTGGTGTTGGGATAACCTCCTCGGCTGATTTTGGCGGCAATAGGAGCACCGCTACCCATTGCCAAGCGCATTTCTTCGAGGATGTGAACGTCGGTTTCCGAGACGCAACACGCAACCCACTTGCCGCTCTTTGCCACGTAACCGTCAGCAGCCAAGAACCCCAGAAAATAGGCTTTTGGCTCGGAGTTGACGGAGGCAAAGAAATCGCAGTCAAGAGGATAGGCACTCGAACGACGCGCGCGGAGTTGGGGCAGAATTTCCATCTGGAAATGATAGCTGGATCGTAAGTGAAGATATAGTTCTGATCTCCGCTCGAAAGACGGAGAGGGCGGCAGAAATGACCGCCCCGGCCCGCAAGGGCTGGTAACACATTGGGCAAGTTCAAAACCTCGCCGCCGCGAGCACGGCTAATGCGGTGCTCGAAGGCGACGACGCGACGATCGATGCCGCCACTCCAACCGTGCGGCTCGGCAACATCGCGCAAATCTCCGACAAGGTGGCGGCAGTCACCGGCACGGAGAACGCCATCGACCGGGCCGGGCGTGACAACGAGCTGTCCTATCAGCTTGCGCTGAAAGGGCAGGAGCTAAAGCGCGACATGGAGAGCATCCTGCTCTCCAATCAAGCGAAAAACGCGGGCGCAATCGGCACGGCAAGAAAGACCGCGTCGGTGCTGGCATGGATCGGCACCAACGACGCATTCGGCGCATCGCCGGGTGCGTCTCCGGTCACTCTCGACGGGCTCGCTACAAGGACTGACGGCGTGCAGCGGGCTTTCACCGAGGCGCTTCTGAAGCCGGTCCTGCAGCTCATCTGGAACGAGGGCGGCGATCCTGACGTGATCATGGTCGGGGGCGCAAACAAACAGGCGTTCAGCACGTTTACTGGTCGCACGGGAACGGCCGGGCCGAATGAGCAGACATCGACGAAGAAAATCGTCAACAATGTCGAGATTTACGAGGGAGACTTCGGCACGCTGAAGGTGGTCGCCAACCGCTTCATGCGGACGAGGGACTGTCTTGTTCTTGAGATGGACAAGTGGGCCGTAGCATACCTCCGCAACATGCGGCGGTGGGACTTGGCCAAGACTGGTGACTCCGAGAAAACACAGATCTTGTGTGAGTATAGTTTGGAAAGCCGCAACGAAAAAGCTTCGGGTGGCGTTTTCGACCTGACACCGTAACACCCATCGCCGCCACGCCTTCAGTCCCGTTCACACTGGACCGAGAGCGAGCACCTCCTGTGGCGTGGCGGCGACCTTAAAGCAGGGAGGAGAACACATGGCCAGGCCGAAGGGCTCGAAGAACAAGCCGAAGGCCCGCCCTCCGGCGAAAGCCAAGGCGAAGCCCAGGCCACAGGCCAAGGCTGAGCCGCCCGATTGGCTGCGCAAGGCAATGGCGCCGACCAAGACACCGCAAAAACGTGGGCCGAGGCCCACGAGAGTGAAGGAAAAAGCTCAAACACTGGCGAAAGCCAAGAGAGGAAAGAAACCCATGGCGAACAAGCCGCACTACGACCCGATGGACGATCCAGACCTGCGGGCTGGCGACGCGAAGGGCGATGCACCCGGCTGGGAGAGCCCGATCAAGCCGCCGGATACGAGCCTGAAGCCCGGCAATCAGCTTCCCGGTGCGCCCGACAACACTCTGCCCGGCGCTGGCGGCAAGCCCGACCAGTCCCTGCCGGGTAACCCGATCAAGCCTGGCAAGCCCGCCCCGCTTCCTGGCGGTGGCGTGCGTCCCGACAATGTGCTGCCGGAAGTGCCGGAGGAAGCACCTCAATTCGACGAGGTGCAGTCGGGCGGGGACATCCCCGACGAGAACATTCAGATGCTGATTGCCGGCACGCTCGGCGGCTCTGGGGACAATCACGCCAGCGCAAAGCGTATCGTGGAGCGCATGCACCAGGCCGAGTGGGTCGTCACCAAGGCGCTCGATGCCGGGAGCGGCGACACAGCCAAGGCCAGGAAGGCCAAGGCAGACAAGGACGCCAAGGCCAAGGCAGACAAGGAAGAGGCGGATGCCAAGCGCAAGGCTTGAGATGCCGGAATTGCCTGCCTCCTTGGACCGGCGTCCGGCCATGCCCAACGCCGCCTTTGAGGGCGGCGATGTGGGCGACGATGAGATCGTCACGGGCATCATTCCGACCGAGCGCAGCGTAGTCGACGTAGTCGACCCGGCGAAGGTCCGCGCGCTCATTTCCGAAGGGCTCGGCGGCGGCAGGCGGCAATACGGGATTGCCGATGCCGTTCTCGCGCTGTTTGCCGAAAAGCGCTGGCACGTCATCAGAGAGGGCTGATATGGCAACACAATATTGGGGTGCGGGTCGCATCGGCACGCACCAGTCGGTCGCCTATACGGGAACAGCAGGGACGGTAGCCAATACCATCACGGCCGGGGTGCAGAAGGTGCGCGTCTGTGCGACGAGCGCCTGCTACATCGCAATTGGCGTCTCGCCCACGGCCACGACAGCCGGCATCTACATGCCGGCCGACACGGTGGAGTATTTCACGGTCGCGGCGGGCGAGAAGGTGTCGGCCATCCAGAGTTCGGCCGGCGGCACCCTGCACGTCACCGAGGTCAGCTAGGCCAATGGCGTTTGGGCGGGTTGGCAGCCTCGGGACAGGCTTCGGCCGGCTCGGGGCAAAACCGCACGGTGGTGTTTCCGGCCCTGTCGGCGGAGCGGCCCTGCTGGCCAATGAGACGGACGGCTTTGCGACGGACTTCACCTACACGACGGACGCGCAGCGCGTGGCGGTGAAGACGGCCGGCGTGACGGTAGCGTCAGCACTGAATACGTTTTACCTGAATACTGGAACCAGCCCAAAGCAAGTTTTCGACGTGGCCGGCGCCCTCGGCTGGTCGCCACACAATATGTGCATACAGTCGCAGGCGTTTGATCAGACGACGCCGTGGAATCCGACCACGACGGTAACTGTCACGGCGAACGTGACAACCGCGCCGGACGGGACGCTGACGGCAGACAAGATCGTCGAGGTGGCGAACACCAGCAGCCACCAGCTCATCCACGCCAACGCTGGCTGGATAACGGGCATGACATATACCCTAAGTGTCTATGCCAAGGCCGCCGAGCGCAATTGGCTGTCGATGGTGCCCTTGAATGGCTTCACGCTGGCCGACTGGTTCGATCTTACCAATGGCGTTGTCGGCACGTCGGCGAATGGTGGGGTCATCACGTCAGTCGGCAGTGGCTGGTATCGTTGCTCGATAACCTTCGTTAAGGATGCAACTGTTGGTGGCCCGACGTTCCTTGTCCGCACCGCCAATGGCCAGGTTGGCACCTATGCCGGCAATGCAAGTTCCGGGTTATATCTGTGGGGGGCGCAGCTCAACCGCGGCTCTACGCCACTGATTTACCTTCCTACTACGACATTGGCGCGTGCCGGTCTGGCCGTTGACTACGATGTGGTGACGCATGTGGCGACGGGCTTGCTGTATGAGTTGGCAGCCACCAACATGCTGCTAAACAGCGCGGCGCTCTCGACGCAGACTGTTGCGGTCGCCAATCTGACAACCTATACCCTGTCGTTCTGGGGCACCGGGACGGTCACGCTGACGGGGGCCTCGACGGCCGGGCCGCTGACGGGGAGCAGTGCCACAACACGGGTTTCCCTGACATTCTCGACGACATCGACGTCGCTGACACTGACGGTGACTGGAACTGTCAGCAACGCGCAGCTCGAGCTTGGCACTGTGCCCACGTCGCCGATCCTGACGTTCGGGGCGACGGTCACGCGAGTGGCGGACAATTACACGTTCCTGCTGTCCACCATCCCGGCGCTCGGCAGCGAGTATTCCATCTACGCGCGGTTTTCGACGCCGAATATCGCCAACGGTAAATACGCTGTGGCGCTGACCGATGGCACGGCGAATGAGATCGCGGGCTTTGTGGCCAACACAACGGCGCGGCTGGCGGTCGTGGACGGGGGCGTGGCGGTCGGAGCCATCATCGGGCCGACGCTGGTGGCCAATACCGCAGCCTCGGCGGCAGCGCGTATCAAGCTCAACGACTGCGCCATGTCGGTGGGCGGAGGAGCTGCTGCTTTCGACACCACCGTTACGCTGCCGACCGTCACTGAGGTGCGGTTTGGCGGCACCGGCAACAACGTGGCGTCCACTGCGAGCTTCTACATCGAGAAGCTGATGATCCTGCCGCGCGGCTTAAGCGATGCCGAGTTGGCAGCAAAGTCTGCCTTATGAGACAGTTCGGCGAGTTCTCACCGGATGTGAGTGACTTAAACACTGACACGCTCGATATCGCCCGCAATGTCCTGCCCGGCATAAACTCATATTTACCGGCTCCCGGCCTGATCGCACATTCCGTCACGCCGCTGCCGCTGCCCTGTCGCGGCCTCTGGTATGTGCAGACGGCGGCGGGGGACTACGACACCTACGCGGCGACCGCCGAAAAACTCTACAAATACGAGCCGGACACCGGCACATTTGCCGATGTGTCGAGGCTGGTAGGTGGCAACTATGCCCTGCCGACTGACGACTATTGGAGCGGCACGCAATACGGCAACCGGCTGATCGTCTGTAATGGTGGCAACGAGCCGCAATTCATCGACGTGGACAGTGGCGCCAACTTTGCAGACTTACCGAATGCGCCGATCGCAAGCTTCGTCACCGTCATGGATGACCACGTGGTCTTTTCGCGGCTGTTCACCAACCCGCGTGCGATCCGCTGGTCGGCGATCAACGACAGCGAGGACTACACGTCCGGCACGGCGGGCTTTCAGGAGTTCAGTGACGCGGGCGAGGTGACGGGCTTTTGCGCCAACGCGCATATTCTGTTTCTGCAGCGCGGCCTGAGAGGTATCATCAGCACAGGTGATAAATACGCTTTCAGCTTCCCGACGATGAGCAGCGAGAAGGGCACCGTTTCGCCCTTCGGCGTCATCGAGTTTGGCGGCATTGCCTATTGGCTCAGTGACAATGGGTTCTATGTGGGCAATGCGGACCAGCAGAAGAGCATCTCGGAAAAGCGCATCAGTGGCTATTTCTATGATGCGCTGAACCAGGGAGCCGTCACTCGGGTATTCTCGACCTTCGACCCGCACGCCTCACGCATTTATTGGACCTACGCGGTGGGTGACGAGCAATGGAACGACCGCGTGCTGGTCTATGATTGGGGCATCGACCGCTGGTCCGAGTTGGAAGTCAACACCTACATCCTGTCGCGCCTGGCGACAGCTTCGGTGAGCCTCGATAGCGCCGGGCCGGACCCGATGGACATGGATCTTCCGGGCCTGCCGTCGCTGGACAGCTTCATCTACCGCTCCGGAGCGCCCGTCCTCGCGGCAGTCGGCACGGACTTGCAGCTCTCGACCATGGAGGGGCCTAACCTGGCGGCGACGTTGCTGACTGGCTCCCATGAGTTCCAGGCTGGGCGACGGGTGAGAATGCGCAGTGTGCTGACCTACATCGAGGAAAGCCGGCGCGCAGGGGACGGGCTTACCTACGAGCCGAGCACCATCACCGTAAAAGTGTCGAAGCGGCAACGCTATGGCGACGACTGGCTGACGTCGTCCGCCATACCGCAGCAGCGTAGCGGTTACTACCGCATGAATGCAGACGGGCACTTTCACCGTTTTCAGATCGACATTCCGGCCGGGACGGATTGGCAGCATGCGGCGGGCTGGGAGGCGGACTTCGTGCCGACGACTGGCCGGTGAAGCAAGTCGACGCGCGCTCTCGCGATATCAGGGAACACGCCGAGGCGCTGTTTCTGCTGACGCGGGATAGGGACGATATCGTGACGCTGACGGCGGGAGCGACGACAACTGTCGTGACAGATCCGACCGTGACACCGGATACGGTATTTATCTTCGATCCGCTGACCGCCAGTGCGGCGGCGGAGCTCGCTGCCGGCACGATGTATGTGCTCGCTGCCGATCGGCTGCTGGGCTCTTTCACCATTACCCACGCCAACGCCGGAACGACGGACAGAATCTTCCGCTGGCTGGCGGCTGGAGACTGACACCATGGCAACAAGCGACAATCCCTTCGGAGGAGCATCTTCCGGAGGTGCCGGAGGCATGTTCGGCGGCGGCATGTGGGGTGGGGGAGGTGGGATGTCCTACGGCATGCCCCCGCAGCAGGGCTATGGCGGGTATGGTGGCGGCTACGGGGGCATGTCCTCGCCCTATGGAGGCGGCTACGGCGGTTTTGGCGGTGGGATGCCATACGGGGGCGGCTACGGCATGCAATCGCCCTACGGGCCTCCTGGAGGCTATGGCGGCGGCTATGGAATGCAGTCTCCCTATGGCGGATACGGAGGCGGCTACAGCCCCTATGGCATGCCGCAGGGCTATGGCGGGTATGGTGGCGGCTATAGTCCCTATGGAATGCCGTCGCAGTATGGGCCGCAGGCGTCCTACGGCATGCCGCAGCAGCAGACGATGGCCGCGCCGCAGACAATGGCGGCAACACAGGAGGGCGCAGGAGACGCCACGGCAAGTGGCGATGTTGTCTCTCCCGCCGCCGCTGCTGGCGGCGCATTTAATTTCAGTGGCAGCCAATCACAGACATTCTCTCCGTGGGGGCCGCAGGGCGAGCAACTAAGGCGGCTCATGTCGGGATATACCGGCAGGATAGTCGATGGCAAACCCGAGGAAGTCTCGAACGCAGGGCTCGCCACGACCGGGGCAATGGGCGAGCTCTACAAGCAGCAGCAGCTCGGGCCGACCGGCTTTGATCCGCAGAGCGAGGCCGCCCTGCAGCGCATGCAGGCGCTCGCCACGGGCGCCAACCCGATGGTGGACGCCGCCACCGGGGCCACGCAGGACATCGCCTCCGGGCAGGCCGGCATCGGCACCGGCGGCATGTTCCAGGGCCTCTATGACCAGCCCGGCATCCAGAACCTGCAGCAATACCAGGACATGTACAACACGCCGGGCATCGGCGGCATTGATCAGTATGGCAGGATGGCCGGGCAGAATGCCATCGGGAACGCTGACCAATACAGCCAGATGATCGGGCAGAACGCGATCGGCAACGAAGGTGACTACCGGAGCTTTGCCGCCAACCAACTCGATCCAAGCCAGTTCAATCAGCTTTACGCCAACAATGGCATCAGCCAGGGCGGCTATAACCAGCTTATCGGAGCGCCGGGCACGGACGCCAGTCGCATGGCGAGCATCTACGGCGGGCCGGGCGTCGATACGGCGATGTATGAGGGCCTGCGCAGCCCTAAATTTCAGGCGTCCACCGACATGTACGCCAACCTCTACAACAACAATAACAACGCTTTTGGAGCCGAGAACTACCAGCCGCTCCTGCAGGGCTCGCAGGGACCGGGAAGTCTTGCCGGCGGCATGTTCGGACAGATGGCCGGTGGCGACCTCGTTAATGCCAATCCCTACCGCGAGCAGGCCATCCAGGACGCCATGGATCAGACCAGCGACCAGGTGAAGGCGACGATGTCTTCACGCGGACGCTACGGCTCGGACGCCTATGGCGATGCGATGGGCAAGGCGCTCGGGCAGGTCGCCACGCAGGCCCGCATGCAGGGCTACGACACCGATACCGCAAATATGATGCAGGCGGCACAGGCCCGTAGCGGCGAGGACTTGGCGCGACAGGGCGTTGGCCTGTCGGCGGCCGGCGGAATAGCCGGGGCGCTCGGGCAGCGATACCAGGGCCTGCTCGGCGCCGCGGGCGGTTATGCCGGAGTGCAGCAGGGGAACCTGCAGAACCAACTAGCCGCAACGAATGCGCTCGCCGGAGCGCAGGGGACAAACATCGCCAACCGGATGGGCGCGGCACAGTCGCTGATGAATGTCGGCAGCACTGACTACCAGAACCGCCTGGCGGCCCTGCAGGGTCTTACCGGGGCGCAGGCGCAGGGCGGGCAATTGCAGCTCGGCGCCGCGCAGGGGGCATACGGGGCCGCTGCGCAAAACCGTCAAAACCAACTCGCGGCCGCGCAGGGCATTACCGGCCTGCAGAGCCAGAATGCACAGCAGCGACTGGCGCAGATCCAAGGGCTATCGGGCATTCAGGGTACCAATTACCAGTCGCAGCTTGGGGCGCTCGGGCAAATGAACGCCGCCCAGCAGATGGCCAATCAGCAGCGTATGGCTGCGGCGCAGGGGTTGACCGGAGCGCAAGGGCAAAACTGGCAGAATCAGCTCGGGGCAGCGCAGGGCCTGACCGGCGTCAGCGCGCAGGATCTGCAGAACCGCATGACGGCGGCCGGCATGGCTCCCGCCATGCAGGGGCTGCGCTACGACGATGCGCAGCGGCAGGCGCAGGTGGGCGCGGCGCGTGAGGCGATGCTGCAGCAGCAGCGGCAATTCGGCTGGGATCAGCTTGCCCGATACCAGGGCCTGATCGGCGGTGTCCCAGGCGCAAGCGGCACATCAAAGACAACAGAGCAACGTCCCTGGTGGCAGGATGCTCTCGGCGCCGCATCAACCGCCGCCGGAATATGGGGCGCTATTCCTGGTCCCACCGCTTAGTCTGAGGCAAGTCAACGATGGCAAACACGGACTTCGACCCTCGCGCCCAGCCGCAGCCGCTGTTCGCTGGCAACAATCTGCTCGGCACTGCGCAGGGCATGTTCGGCGGCCTGCGACGCGGCTTCCGGGCGGGCGGCCAGGCGCTGCATCCCTACTCCAACCGGCTGATGCTGGCCGGGCTCGGCATGCTCGGCGGCGGGCCGCGGGATGCGATGAAGGGACTGGTGGCGGGCTCGGCGCTGGATACGGAGGATGCCGATCGGCGGAAGCTCAATGAAGCTATCCAGGGGCTGATGGACGACACAAGCGGCACTGGCCTTCTTGCCAAGGCATCTCCAGCAGAGAGAGCTTACCTGCTGGCGTCTCCGCCGACGCTGAGCAAGGTAATTGCGGACCAGATGTCGCCACCGAGCGCGGGCGTTCAGGTCTTTGCCGGCGACTATAAAGTCCCGACTGGCTATAGGCCAGCCGATCCGAACAACCCAGATGCGGGTGTTGAGCCCATTCCCGGCGGTCCGGCGGAGCAATTGTCGGGAGATTTGGCAGGGCGCATCGGCTTGGCAGATAGTTTTCTGGGCGAGGCTCCAGCCATACGGACGAAGATCGTTGGCGGAGAGGCTACCGGCCTAGTGGATCGCACGCAGGCGGGATGGAACAGTTCTTCGACACAGGCTGAAGTGCGCCGCAAGATATTGTCCGGCGTCGATGCGTTAAAACGCATGTTGAGTGGAGCCGGACTGCCAATTGCTGAGCAGGCTGAATATGAGATGCGCTATCTCCCGTCCTACACTGACGATGCAGCCTCTGCCGCTTCAAAGCTCGATCAATTGACGATGGAGTTGAAGAAAACCAAGGAAATGGTTTTGCGCGGGCGGGGCGGCGCGGATGAACCGCAATCGAGCGGTGCCGATCTCAAAAAGCAATATGGGCTCGAATAGCCATGGCTGACCCGCTCGATCTTCCGCGCATCAAGCGCAATATTTCCAAGATGATCGACCTCGGCGCGCCCAAGGCTGACATAGACCGATACCTCGCAGAGGAAGGGACAACGCCTGAAGCAATCCGTGGTGCGCCTCTCCATGCGCCTGCACCTGATCGCATCTCGGGAGCCTTCGAGGCCGCTCAACCGGTCCGCCAGGTGGACAAGATCGTGGAGCCAAGGCGCGGCCTGTTCACGAGCCGTAACCGCCTTGGCGACGTGAGCTTCATCCCGCCCGCGCTGCAAGACCTCTACGGAGCGACCGAGACAGTTGGCGGTGTCTTGCGGGGCGACGTTCCAGCAATGGTGCCCGACACCGGACAGGGCGTCACCAACCCGCAAGTGGAAAGCGCAGCAAAGACGATCGGTGCGGCGGCCTTGCCGGTCAACCCGGCTTTCCGGGCGGGCGATTTGGCGATACCGGGAATGATGCGAGCCCCGCTGCGCAAGGCAGCGCCTAAAATACCGACAAGGGAGGAATTGTATCAGGTCGGGGATGCCGGCTATGATCGCGCCCGAGGTATGGGGGTAGACTACAATCCCAGCTTCGTTGCCAACCTAGCCGCACAAACTCAAGCTGCCTTGGATCGCGATGGCTTCAGGATCAAAAACGCCCCCAATACGCTCAACGTCCTCCGCGATCTCCAACGCATCCCAAAGACAGGTCCGGGCGAAAGATCCATCGTCCAGCTTGACGACCTTGAGACAGCGCGAAAGGCACTCCGCAGGATACCCAAAGGCCCCTACTACAACCAGGACAGAGAGGCAGCGCGGCGCGTCATTGCCGCAATTGATCAGTTCGCTGAAGAGCCTCCTGCGGCGGGGGTTGTGGCTGGATCCGCTGATTTCCAAAGAGCAGAGCAAAGCGCTGGAAGCGGAGTATTGGGCAACACGCCAGGCGGTGGCCGAGGAGGCTTTGCACAGCAGGCGCAGCAAATCGCGGAAGATCGAGCCCGACAGGCTGGAGCCATCCAGAAAGAAGCCCGAGCCAACTGGGCCGCAATGGAACGATCAAAGGAAGTTGCCGGAAAGCAGAAGTATGCCCAATGGCGAGCCTGGGCATCAAACTCCGGCGCAAATATCGACAACAACCTACGAAATCGCGTTACCGATCTCCTCATCGACATCGACAAAGGACGGATCAAGGGTTTTTCTAAAGCGGAGCAAGACGAGCTTATAGGCTTCGTCAAGGGCTCGAAAACCCGCAACTTTTCCCGCAAGGTAGCCAACCTTCTCGGCGGTGGTGGCGGCTTGGGAGCACTGCTTACCGGCGGTGTTGCAGGAGCTTATTACGGAATGCCGGGGGCTCTTGCGCTGCCAGTGGTGGGAGTTGGTACCAAGGTGGCGGAAAACGCTCTTGCTCGCAGCGCAATGCGCAAGCTGGACGAGACAGTCCGTAAACGCTCCCCGCTCTTTGACCAGCGGCTGGCACTGTCACCCTCTGCGCCACTGACGGCCGAGGCAAGGGCGGCGGCGTTACGGGCGTTGGCGGCTGGGGGGCCGTCGCCCCTAACAGTCTACCTCAACGCCAACGAGCGCAAACGCTTCATGGGCGGCCCTCTTATTCGATAGCTGGCCGCCCGCGCCTGTGGCCGTTCTTCCCTTCCCGACATTTTTTGAAAGGCACTTCGATGGCCTATGAAGACGCGCGGATGCGAGCCGCGAGGCTTTTCCGTGAGGCTGTCACCCGCGATCCGAGCCTCTACAAGGAGTTCGCGCCGAAGTTCCAGACTGTGGGCCTGGACATCAGCATGGGAGCGCCCAAGGGCTGGACGCTGCCCGCCATGCCGGACACGACACCAAGCGCGTTTGGCGACCGAAACATGCCGCGTGCGCGCCCGGACATGCCTCCCGGATTTACTGCGACCGACGATCCGTATCTGGCGCGTCAGAATATGCCGCCACCAGCGTCAGGACTGGCGCCAGACGCACCCTTCATGGCAAATCCGGCAGTCGCTGCCGGCGCAATGCAGCCGGCCTCGTCGCTCTATCCCGGCTTTGCCCAAGCACCCGAGAGGGAAAGGGCTACCGGGTCATCGTTTTCAGGGCTCACTCGTCGAAGGCTGGATGCCAATGCGCTCGCCCCGTTACAGCAATTGACGCCAGGCGCCCCCCCGCCGCCTATGGCAGGGGCAGGGCCGCCGTCACCTCTTGCGCAGGCTGGAGGGCCATCACCGCTTACCGGGGCAGGCCCTCCGCCGCCAATGGCGGGCATGGGTCCGCCGTCGCCGATCGTCGGGAGAACTCCACTACCGAGCACCATGCCGGGCAGCGAGACGATGGGGCCGCCATCGCCGCTAGCCTCGCGCTTTGGCGACAATTCGCAGCTTGCCTCTGGAGCGTTCAGCGGCGGGCAGCCCAGACCGCCTTCGCCAATCGCCGGGATGATGGGGCCACCGTCCCCGCTAGCGTCAAGGTTCGGCGACAGATCGCAGCTTCCGGGTGGAGCGTTTACTGGTGGTGCGCCGCCACCCATGGCGGGCGGGCCTACCCCGCAGCAATTGGAGGCCGCGCGGGACCAAGTGCGGCAGATGGCAGCCCTGCCGTCTGTTCCGCCGCCAAAGTCGCTTCAGCCGATCGAGACGACGCCCACCTCGACAATGCCCAACCCGCTGCAGAGGCAGCCGCTCGATCTCGCGGCAGGCGTAGGGGCACCCAAGCTGCCGCTCGGCTCGACGAACATGCCATTTGCAGGGATGCCAAGGGCGTCCGTTGCCGAGCGCACGGCAGATGTATTGGGGCCGTTGCCTCCAGGGGCGGGCACAGGGATTTCCGCCAAGCCCGTCGAGGCGCCGCTCGGCACCACCACCCGAGGGCTCCCGCCAGCGCCGGAAGTTCCTGTGGCCCCCCCGGCTGGCACGCCAACCATGATTGCATCCATGCCTCCGGTAAACGTGCAATCGGTCGGCCTCGACCAAGCGCTGGCTCTTTCCGGCACTGCTCCGCCATCTGCCATAACGCCGACGACAGCGCCGCGCGGCAAAGGGGCGGCTCGTCAGGCGCCCGCCGCTCCTGCCCCAGAGGCTTCGACAACGCCGAAGTGGAGGAACGCCCCGAACCTTGGCACATACGCAGGCGCGGCTGCGGGAGGACTCGTCAGCGGTATACCCGGAGCTCTTGCAGGTGCGACGCTGGGACGAGGCATCGGAAAAATTGTGCAGATGGTGCGCAGCGGCAAGGCGTCAGTCGACGAGAACGGCAACATCATCGATAAGGCCGGCAACATCCTCGGGAGGGCTGCCGACCTGGCCGGCAGTGCAGGCAGAGGCATGGGCGGCATCTTCGGTGGTGGCGGCAGCAGCCTAAGTGGCGGCGGTGGCATGGGCGGCTGGGGCGGCTCTGGAGGATGGGGCGGCGGCAGCAGCTACACGGGCGGCGGATACGGCGGCAATGCCGGCGGGAACATAAATCAGGGCGTGGGCCAGCGGTTCGGCCAGCGCTAGAGGTGCGTCCAGACTTGTCGCGTCTTTATCTTCCACACGATCTGACGGCTGACGCCATAGTCTCTGGCGATGACACTGGATTTGCGGGTGTCCTCGCGTATCCGTAGCGCATCAACCTCTGTGAGCTTAGCTAGGGGATGGTTGCTTCCGTTGAGAATTGGACGACCATCTCCCCACCCACGGTGGCGTCGTTTCTGCTCCATGTCCCTGTGATTGTCGGTGCGAGTTCCAAGGAGCAGATGGTCGGGATTTACGCAGGACGGCGTATCACATTTATGGAGCACGCATAGGCCGGGTGGGATATCGCCACGATGCAGACCCCAAGAAAACCGGTGCGCTCTGTCGCTATGGTGAAACCCATAGCCATGAGCATCCACAGGACCTTCCCAAAGCCAACAGCCTGAATTCGGCTCGGGGATATAGCGTTCATTAAAGAGCGGCGTGCGCCATGCCATGCCGCCACCTTAGCACAATTTGTCTAAAGGAGAAGCCCCTTGAGCGGTGTAAGGGACTATTCGACCACGGCTGCGTCCAATCTATCTGTTGGGGGCATAAGTATCGCCGAAGGAATGGCGAGAGCTAGCGTCAACAATTCTATGCGCGAGCAGTTAAAGGACATCGCCAACCTCCTCCTCGACCAGGGTGGGAGCATTGCGACTACCGGCACCGGCACGGCCTATGTCCTGTCGCTCCCGAGCACGCCATCGGCCTACGATGACAACATGGCCTTCCTTGCCAAGATACACACGGCAGTCACCGGCGCGGCGACGATCAACATCAACGGGCTGGGCGTAAAACCCTTCAAGAAACTCGTCAACGGCGCCGCAGTAGACTTCGCAATCGGAGACATCCCGGCCGGGCATCGCGCGAGCTGCATCTATTCCTCCGCCGACAGTGCGGTGCTGATGCTGAATGCCGCGGTGACGTTCGGCGTCCAGTTCGTGGATAGCATCGACGACATGCGGGCGCTCCCCTCGCCCTCGCCGGGGACCGTTATTTTCGTCGGCCCGAACGCCGAGCAGTTCGTGGTCGTTGATGACCCGGCGCTCGCCACGGACGGCGGAACTGTCTTTATTCCCAACAGTGAATTGAGCGCCGTTTTTAGCGAGGCTATCCCCACCACTTATTTCCTCGGCGCGACCGGCTCCAACTGCACGATGGAATACGATCTCGCGCATACCGGCATCGACTTCGAGAGCGTCGAGCTGGTGGTGAGCGATCCGAATGTGCTGTTCCCGACCGGCGAGGTCATCAACATCTGGCACCTGCATGGGCATGTCTATAACCCCGGCTTTGTGGAACGTGCCGACCCGACGAGCGCCGGCTATTCTCCGCAGCTTCCCAACATCGACACGGGCCGGGGAAAATTTCGTGATTCCATGGGAATATGGACACACGATTACGGCGGGGCGCATCCGCCCCTACGCACCGGCGGAGCACTGCTGCGGTACAAATATGCTGTCAGCGGGCTTCGCTTCAAGCGCGTTATCAACGGCTCGGTGTTCCAGCTTCGCTGGTGGCCGGTGATCTCAGTGGACGAGGAGACACCGGGCGTACAGACGGACAATTCCGGCAAGATATGCTGGTGCGCCAATGCTGCGGCGCTGGCCAATGCCGAGGCCGTTCTGATCGACAAGATGTATCATTACAATCGCGTGGTCGAGTGGCCGAATGGCGTGGAAATGCGCGGCTATGGGCCGGGCGTCTCTGGTTTTCGTGTCGTTGATAACGGGCAATACAAGGAGATCTTGCGGACGACTTCATCGGACGGCGGAGCCTCTGACTGGGCAACGGTCGGGCAGACGACGGACCCGCTGCTGAAGCCATCCACGCGGCAGTGGACTTACGACTCATTCTTCTATTCCCAGGCCACCGCATTCCTCCCGGCAACCGGCTCGGTGCGAACAAGAGTCAGCGGCATCGAGTGGGATGGGAATGTCGAAAACAACATGGAGATTTTCACACAGCGGGAGAACAAATACGCCTGGAAGTGGGCAAACAGCAGTAGTCAATTGTTTAACACGGTTTCCTCTTCGCCCATGACCATGTCAAATGCGGGGAACAGGATCATCCCGCCGGGGCATATCTGGGAAATCCATAATGTCAAGATGCACGGCTATGGGCACCTGATCCTCGGCAATCATAACAGCACCGCCATCGGCACCGGAACGCTTGAGCTTGGAAATTGCACCGTTAATCACTGGATGTATCTGGTGGACGGGGTCTTCGAGACGATCAGGTGCTTTGGCTATGTCATGGGGGACGCGCTACGCTGCCGTCTGATGGTGGCGAAAACCATAGAAATCCGCGCTGCACCGCACCCCGAGGCAATCTTCGCTCTCAGCTCGTTACCAGTTGGTGAGCAGACATACGTCGTTCGTGCGCAACAATATATTAATCTGAACGAGGGGGCACAGACCGACGATGAATCCCATGGTGCGGTGTATCCGTCTCTAACGAAGACGAGGCTGGATATAGGGGATTTGTTCATTGACCTCACCGGGCTGGATGACTGGCCTACAGCCTACGCCTATGAGGGGTCGATCCTCTGCTGGATCGGCGCCGACAACGTTCACATAAAGGCGGGGAAAATCCGCACCGGATCGAAGCAGCCGACGCAGCAGACATTTATGAACACGAATACCGGATCACAGAGTTTTGGCCCTTTCAGAAACCAGGTCTACGAAAACATCCTCATCCAGTACGGGAACAGGGCGGGTTTTTCGCTACAGTCGGCCGGGGTATCTGGCGATAACGGCGTCAGCCAACTGACATATCGGAATATCACTGTGGAGCCGATGGCGGCGACGCATATGACAAACGATCCCTCTCCGAGCGGGATTGTTATCCCGCTCGGCTCCTGGCGTTTTGCAGAGTACGTCCCGCCCGAGCCAACGCCGCCGGCTTATAGCATCTATGACGGAAGGATTTTCGAGTTCAGCGCCACGACGGCCGCCACCTTAAGCGGCGACTGGATTGACATCACGCCGCCGGACGATGGGGCTCCGACATATCGTGTTTGGTTTAGCTATAATGGGTCGCCGGCAACAGTTGCCGGATCGAACCTGGTGCCTGTCGCACTCGTAACGGCCGACACTCCTGCAACGACGGCGGCCAAGTTCTCTGCCGCCATCGCAGGCACTAATCCGGTCCCAGGCGTCATGGCGGCGTATGTAACGGCGGCGACATTCAACACGCAATCGGTTGTCGGTTCCTGGTCAAGCTATCGTGGCGGGACAAAGAACGGGTTTATCGCGACGAACATCACCAACGCCACGGGTGTCACTACGGTGCTGCGCAGCTACCGGCGTAATTTCAATCCGGCATATATCAGCTTCGAGCGCTACATAGCCCCCGATCCGATTTCGATATTTTTGATGACCATCGTTGAAGTCGGTCCGAATAAGGACATTACATTTTCGTTCAAGGAGTGTGTGCTGGGCGCATGGCAATTCAGCAATATAACATTGAACACTGCGGGAGCATTCACTGCCGGCGGCGTTGCCCCGGTGGATCTAGCCAAGGACCAGTTGCATTTCATGTTCACCGACACCGTATTCGACATGCGGGATACGGGGAATAATTCCTGGTCCAACATGGATCTGACCCTGTATTGCGGAAAATTCCGTGGCTGCAGGATCAGGACGCCAAGAGTCAGTACCGGCATCACGAATATGGGTCCGGGGTATGAGCAATTGGTGAGTGAGCAGGGCGATGTCGTTACGGTCCCGACAACGGCCGGCAACACCTGGATCGACATCCAGACCAATCTTTTCTGGGTGCCCAAGCCGGGGGGTATCCGGCTCTATCCTGTCGATGCAGCGGCAGCGGTAATCTGGAATACAAACATGCCGTCTGTGGAATGGCGGAAGAGCGCGCGCCCCGTAGGTGCGGCAATTACAGTGGGCACTGGTGCGGGCGGCACGTCTGTCGCGCTCGGCGGCGGCGGAGCTTATTATCAAGGCCCGGTAGCCGCCAATGAGGACCGCCGAGCCCCAGTGCTGCGATTGAATTTCGCCTCGGCATTGGCGGGGGGGTCGATACAGATCGGCTGGGCGGCGGCGGTATCGTCATGAGCATCCTAACTCGTTTTCACCCCAGCGACGACGGGAAGACGTTCACGATCCAGCGCCACGATCCTGATGTGTCGCCGACGCTTGAGTGGAACAAGAAGCTGCAGAACGAGCCGCAGAAGTCCGAGAGCTTCCACCACATCGCCAGCGTCCCGCCGATCGTCATTGAGAAGTGGATGCAGGAAAGCGGTGCGCCCCTTCTTTCTATGCCCGCGCATGAATTCAGTGCGTTCATCCGAAAGAAGCTGCGCGATCCTCAATGGCAGTTTCTGAAAACCACGGACAAGAGAATTTGAAATGCCGCATCGCATTCGCCCTGTCGAGGACAGGTTTCGTGGCAAGGTAATCGTCGATGAAAAGACGGGGTGCCACAATTGGCAAGGAACGCTTTCAGGCGGCTATGGCAGATTGGGTGTCGGTAGTCGCTCTGACGGATCGCGTGTAACTGCTAAAGCTTCGCGGCTCGCGTACGAAATGGCCAATGGTCCAGTACCTGATGGCCTTCATGTCCTTCATAGGTGCGATAATACTCGCTGTGTAAATCCGCAGCATCTTTATGCCGGAACACGATCTCAGAATATGAAAGATGCGTGGGCGGGCGGGCGGCAGAGAAAGATTACCATACGCGATGTGGCCACTGGCCGCTTTGCTGGAGGTTCTGAATGGCGCTCACCAATCTAGCGGGCCTTCGCGCGGCTGCACTGGCGTGGATCGAGCGGACTGGCGACCCGGCCGCCGAGACCATCGTCGATGACTGCGTGACGCTGTGCGAAAGCCGCATCAACAAGACACCGGATTTCCGCATATCGCACATGGAGACGAGCGCAACGATAACCCTTGAGGACGGCTCGGCCTATCTCCCTAGCGACTTCCTGGCGATGAAGCGGGTCGTGGCTGCCACCAGCACGCCTTACGTGCTGGACTATGCCGAGCCCGGCACTTATGGCCCTACCGCCTCTGCTCCGTGGGAGGGGCAGTTTTACACTATCGTCGGGCTGAAAATACGGGCGAGGACGAGTTCCACCCTCACCATTCTCTATTACGCCAGGGTGCCGGCGCTGACCGGGACAGACAATACCAATTGGCTGCTGTCCAAAGCCCCGGACATTTACCTCTACGGCACCATTCTGGAGATGCTGGTGGCACTGGAGGGAGAGCAACAGGACAAGTATGCGGGGCTGTTCAGCGCGGCGCTGGAGAGCCTGATCCAGTCTGAGACATACTCGCGGGGCGGCGCGCTGCGTCAGCACGCCTCGATGCCGGCGCCGTGACCCAATGGCGGGGATCTTCGGCGACGGCCAGCGCGGCGGGATATTCGGCGCGAAGGTAGACCCGCGACTGCTGCAGATGGCGCTGGAGCAGCGGGCGGAGGCGGAGCGGCAGAGGCAAGCTGCAGAACAAAGCACAATAGGCTCGCGGGCGCAGGACTGGTGGAATAAGTCTACCTTCTTCAAGCCGGCCTATGACGAGCTTGTCGGCGGCGCGACGATGTTCGGTGACGTTATGTCAGGCGCACAGCCGACCATGGCGGCCGATCCGCAGACGGGCGAGTTTCATACCGATCCAAGGCTTGCTGACAGGGCAATGAATGCGGCGGGCATGCTGACGCTGGGAGCGGGAGCGGTTCCGGCAGAAGCTGATGCGCTGCGAGCAGGTCTGACATGGAAGCATCCGGTCAGCGTCAACAAACTGCGCCGACCGCTTGAGGAGATGACGGCGACCTACAAGCCGGGGTCGAAGCTGCTGCCGGAAAAGGAGTTCAATTTCGAGGAGGTGCCCGAGGGCAGTCATTTCGTGGCTCTGCTCGGCGACAGGACGATGGGCGGCAAGCGCCTGACCGGCGTCAACGACACGCCGTTTGAGAACCCGGTGGATCTGCAGGCGGGCTCCGATTTCCTGCGCCGGCAGCGCAATCCAGACGATGCTTTCTGGGCCTCGGACAAGGGGCCGACCACAGGCTACCAGAACCTCATCCGCGGGCTGCAGGAGACTGGCGATCCGGTCTATGGGGTCACCGCGGCAATGGCATCGCGCAGCGGGGACTACTCGGCGCAGACCACCAAGACGCTGCTTGAGATGATCAAGCAGCAGCCGCTGTCGAGGAAGGCGAAAAAGACCCTCGACGATGCCATGCGCGCCCCTTGGGGGAAGAAGATCCCCGGCTATCCCGATTGGCCGGGCGTGGACAATGTCACCGACGAATATCTGCAGGGTGCCGGCAGCGCGCGCACCAAGTTCGCGCAGTTGCTGGACAGCGACAGGATGGCCAAGCTGGGCGGGCCGGATGTCGGCTCAGCGCGCAAGGCGGTCACGCACCCGGAACTGCTCGACGCGCCTTTGCTGGGGACAGGGCATCGCATCGTCAAGGTGGGCGACGAGGCCGTGCGGCACATCACAGACCCGAAGGTGCCGCACTTCGACTATGCCTCGCAGCTCGCGGCCAAGGGGACCACGTTCGATGGTGGCGTCAAGCCGATCCCGGGCGTCAATTTCTGGGCGGACTGGGCAAAACGTCAGAAGCCGGGGCTCGATGCGGCCAAGCTACAGCGCTCCTTCCAGACGCAGGGAGTGACGCAGCGGAAGACGCAGGAATGGCTGGATAATTTGATGAAGTTCGTGGAGAGCGAGAAGGGTCAGAAGCTCGGTATAGCCGGCGCCATCGGAGCCGGACTGCTCACCGCCGACGAGGCGATGGAGATGTTTGGCACTGACGGGGCGGCCGAGGGATGATACCGGCGGCCCAGATGCGCTCCACCTCATCCTCCGTCCATTCGCGCTCCCAGCGCGGCGGGATACCGAGCGCAGCAGCGGTGTTGTCCATCTCGTAGAACATCACGTCCGCGAAGTCCTGATCGCGCTGCTCTCGCCTAGTGGGTCTTCTGTCCATGCCGCACATCCTAACACATAGTGGGGGATAAATACATGCGATGGGCGGCCTCATTGCGCTGGCCATGATGCTTTGGCTTCAGGAGCATTACCCGCCAGCCGTCCACCATCCGCAGGAGCAGGTCATCCCCTGCTGCCTGTCTCGCGGCTGCGCCCGTCATCATCAACTCTCAGGCAATCCCTGCGGCCAATCGTGGGATTGGGAAGTCAAATAGGAGGAAGTCTGTGGCTATCAACATGACGTTTTTCCCGACCGAGGCGACGGGCACAGTGTGGTTCGAAGACGGCAGCTCGCAGAGCCTTGATCCGCAGCAGGAGAACTCGCTGCAGCTTCCTGACGGGGACATCTGCACCGTCGCATCGAATGCCGGCTCCGTGGAGGGCGACGAGCACATGTCGCCCGAGGAGCGGGCGGTGGTGTTTGCCGAGCGGATGATCGCCATGTGGGTGGCGATCGCGGACAAGGCGCGGGAGGCTGCGCTGGGGCCGACTGCCACGCCGCAATAGTGCGCCCGGCGCCCCGTAGAGAGGGGCGGGGGTAGGTCGGAGCGTCAGGCGCTGTCGGCAGATGGCGACGGGCTGGCGGGCTTCAAGGCGCGCTTCCTCCACCTCATGTTGCGAATGTCCAAGACATATTGGGCGCTCACGCCATAGAGGCGTCCTGTTTTCGACGCATCCAATCGGCCATTGCGAATTGCGATGACCTGATCGTCAGTGAGTTTTGCGTTGCCATTACGTAGCCCAATAGGCTGCGGTGTCTTGCGTGAATGGCATAGGACGCAAAGCCATCTGACCGCTAAGGGGTGGTTGTAGCCAAGGTAATGATGTCCTTGGATCAAACTGCGGCCATCTTTCCCCCTGCGTGGAAGCTGTCCGCATTCATCGCAAAGGTCTGGCTTAGCTAGGTCGCCCCGTTCAATAGCCGTCCTAACTTTCCGGTATGCTTGGTTTTTCTCGCGAGATGGCATCAGGATTTATCCCTTAAAGCGCGAATTGCGGCGATCACGCTTCTGGTCGCAAGAATGTTGCCGTGCTCGTCTAAGCAAGAGCACTGCCTAACAGCTTGCTCAGCCTCCTCCAGTGTGGCGTTACGGATGGCGGCGACGTGGATTGTGGCTCGGCTCCTGACGTAAGCGTCTTCGATCATCGGCGTGACGGCAGCGAGCATGGCGGTTGCGAGTCGCCCCGCTTCATCCATTTCAAAGAACATGTATGACTCGTCGCGCAGCGCCCGCGCCGCAGCTTCGATGATGGGATCGCTCATGGCTGCTCCTTGAGGGCGCGAATGGCGGCGGCGATCTCTTCTACTGTCCAGCGGTAGCTGTGGCTATCGTGGCCATCTTCGTCCGGTTCAAATGCTCTCGCCGCCTCCTCCAGCGCGGCGGCGCGGATCAGCGGCGCGACGGCAGTGAGGACGGCAATAGCAAGCACTCGCGCGTCGTCAGCGTAGGTCATCCGGATTTTCAGCGCCCGCGCCGCAGCTTCGATGATGGGATCGCTCATGGCTGCTCCTTCGGGGGAATAATAAGCGCGCGAATATCTTGTGCGATAACCGCCCACTCTTCGTCATCGACGCCTCCTAAACCCTCCACCATCTGAGCAGCCCGCTCCAGCGCGGCGGCTTCGATCAGCGGGAGGGCAGCAAGGGCAGCGTCGGCCCGCAGAAGAGCTTGCTTAGCGAACGGAGACTGATCTCCCACTGCGACCACAAAGGCTTGCCGGAACTCCTCCATTGCCCGCGTCGCAGCTTCGATGATGTCGGGGTTGCGTATCAGAGCGGGGTCACTCATACGAAAAACCTCTGTTTACGTAGAGCCCTGTGGAGTACCCATTCCACCAACCGTGCCTGAACCGTGAACAAACATCCGAAAACGGCATAATGTGTCCCGGAGAAAGCCCGCAATTCCGCCTGTTCCAGCTAGCATCCTACGTTGACATCGTAGGGGTTCACAGGTTCGAATCCTGTCGCGCCCACCATCTTTTCAAGGAGTTAGGAGACCATCTTCATATTTTACTGCGGTCGCGGCGAACCTGCGGGGCCAGATCATCGAACTCCAGCGCACTCGCAGCGCGTCTCAGGTGATCAGGTTGGAAACGGGCATATGCCTGGAACGTGACCCGCTCATTCGAGTGTCCGAGGTATTGGCTGATCTCGCTTATGGACACGCCATCTTCCGCCATATGGATCGCAGCAGATCTTCGGAGATCATGCGGCGATACGTGCTCCAGCCCAGCACGCTGCGCGGCGACTCTCAGGCCGCGCTTGACGCTCTTCACCGGCCTCCCGGCCCATTCTATCACCCAGTCCGTCAGAGCGCCCTGGCGGGCCTCCTGAAGGGCAGCGCGAGCGGTCCGCAGCATGGGGACTATGGCGCGGCCTTTGTGGGGGGCGGATAGCGTAGGGTCGCGAAGATCAATTCGCCCTGTCTCGAAATCACAGCGGTCCCATGTAAGTCCAAGCAATGCAGCATTTCGGGCGGCAGTCGTATAGGCGAGGATTCCGTAGAGCCGGATATGCGGTAAGTGTGCGTTATCGAATAGCGCACGGACCTGCTCTCGGGTGAGGTGTCGCTCTCGGGGCCTTGGCTTGGGCGGTCTTTTGATGTGCGGGGCACGGTCGATCAGCCCTTGCTTCTCGGCCCAGACGAGCACCATCCGGAGGTGTCCGAGTTCGGTATGGATTGTGCCGGGCTTAATACCGTCACGGAGACGTGCGTCAATGTGGGCACGGCAGTCGGCAACCGTAACAGAATGAGCCTCCATCGGCCCAAAGCGATCTCGTAGAGCCTTCCAAGTGTATCGCATCGTCCCTGTAACGGCGCGACCTTCCTTATCCTGAACATATGCGCTCCACAGTTCCTCGACCGTCGTTCCCTTCGGCCGCGTCAGCTCGGCGTAGAGCGCTGGCGCAAGCCGTTCAGCCTCGCTCGCGCTAGTGGTTCCAAGCGAGTAACGGTGCCGCTTTCCGTCTCGCCACCAGGTGAGGCAGAGCCGTCCGTTGAGCCGTCCGATGCGGTATTCTGGCACTGCATGAACTCCTGCACGGCATCCTGCGGGATACGGAGCAACTTGCCTCCCAAGCGGAAGCCGCGCAACTGGCCTGCCGCGACGAGGTTGCGGATGTGACGTTCACTGCAGCACCAGGCTTCAGCAAGCATCGCTGGGGTATAGACGGAAGCTACCACAGCGATATCCCGTAGCTGATGGCGAGCCAGAAAAG